ATGCTCAACGATACAAAGATAAAAAAACTAAAACCAATGGAAAGAGCGTATCGCATTGCCGATCAAGGTGGGCTATGTATTGAGGTCCGTTCAACAGGCACAAAGTTGTGGCGGGTTCGATATCGTTTTGCTGGGAAAGCATCAATGATCAGTCTGGGGGAATACCCTATTGTTGGTCTTGCTGAAGCGCGTCAAAAGCAGGAAGAAATAAAAGCATTACTTGCTAATAATATTGATCCTGCTGCACATCGACAGCAAGAAAAAGCGAATCTGCTCTGTGATGAGAATAGTTTTGAAGCTATCGCAAAAGAATATGTGGCTAACCGCCTGCAGGATAAATCCCAGACATATATAGACGCTTTTCACCGGGCAATGGAAAAAGATATCTATAAAGTCATTGGTCGTAAAAATATCAAGGATGTGACCTCTGCTGATGTTTTAAAGATTATGCAAAACACCGTGAAGCGCGTTAAGGGTCAAGATAACCGTGGTTCTGGTGAAGTCACTGCGATTGAAAACAGAAAGAAGATTGGCTCTGTAATGCGCTATGCAATCTCTACATTAAGAGCTGAGAACGACCCAACTTATGCGGTGCGCGAAGTAATAGTGCGTCCAGACGTGGAGCATGCACGGCCTTTAAGTTTAACTGAGCGTAAAATATTTAGAGCACGGATCGATAGTTATGGTGGTGCTGAATCAACTGTAAATTCAATTCTGTGTTTATTCTACACAATGCTTCGTACCATTGAGATTCGCCGCCTGCAGTGGTCTTTTATAGATTTTGAAAACAGAATCATTACATTTGAAAAACAGTCACGCGAGCAGCTCAAAAAAGGTATGCGCCTAACCAAGAAAAACCGGACGCATGTGGTTCCAATGTCTGAGCAGGTTTATCAACTTCTACTCAAGCAAAAGAAGCTTACTGGTCGAAAAAAGTATGTTTTTGAAGGGGTTTATAATGGCGGGATGATGCCAGCTACTACAATTAATAGAGCCTTACAGTACATTATGCAAAATGTCACAGCGCATGATTTTCGGGCTACTGCATCCACCTTGCTGAATGAGCTTGGTTATGATGAAAAGTGGATCGAAACTCAACTGGCTCATGCTGATGAGAATAAAACACGTGCATCGTATAATCACGCCAAATACTTAGCAGATCGTAAAAAAATGATGCAGGATTGGGCGGATATTGTGGATAGTTGGAAGGAATAAAAATGAAAACATGGGTCTACTTTTATATAGAGCACACGATTAAGAATGGAGAGATTTTTAGGAGGGAACCTGGGTGGGCTTTAAATTTGCAGAGTAATTATGTGGTTTTGAGTGGGGTGTGGAGTTAGCCCTCAAAGTGAGGGCTTGTGAATCTTAATATAAGCATCCACTTTAGCTGAGCATTCTGCATATTGCTCCATATGCTCAACATAGCGAGTCAACAACTCCCCCATTGTGCCATTGTTCAAGCCCTTAAGTTGATCACAAGGATTAAGGAGGCTGGCTGGAATTTGCGGCAAAGCGGGCGGCTTCGGCGATACGCATGCCATCATCTGTAAGCTTGCACTCAGAATAAACGCGCTTAGTAATAACTTTTTCAGTTTCATGTTTTATATCCCTGAATTGGATTTTTATATTATTTCGCTCAGCTTCTAGTTCGTTTTCGACAATGAATACTTTGGATTTCCAAGCATCAAGGGCATCTTGATAGGCTTTATTCACTTTGTTAATTCGATCAATGCAGGCAACATCAGCACCATTAAATTTGTCTTGCCAATGACCGACACGCCATGTCTGCACACCCAACCCAATTAGGACCAGTAATAAAAAAGCCGCCAAAAAGATAATGACGGCTTCGTAAAATTTAGCGATAAAGGCTTTTATCATACCCAGTCCCTCAACTTAGCCAAATGAGCTTTACGATCCGCAAGGCCATTGGTGCCACCATTGATCCGGCGGGTGATGGTCAGCACATCATCTTTATCAGCCAAAGCATTCAGCCCGTTATCAGACCAAAATTTGCAGGCAACCATTAAGCCGATACTTGGTATAGCTACAATCTCAGGATTGTTTTCAAAGTCGATGCCGAGCTGCTGACCGTACTTGCGATAGTTGGCACGGCCAGTCAATTGAATGGGGCCACGACCCTTAAACCGCTTTCCATCACCCGGCTGTGTATTGCCCAAATCCTTTCGCCCTTCGTATGCTTCACCAGATGCAATTTCTTCCATGTAACGGAAGTTGCCGGACTCATGTGCCAGCTGTGCAAGAAAGTGAATAAAGCGAAGTGAATTATCCAGGATGCCATAGGTACGCATGTGAACATTGGCGGCAAGACCAAGTTCTTCAGCACGTGCTTGGCTGGCACCTAATTTTTTGAATACTGCAGTCAGGGTGCCACGGCCAATAATGCCATCGTCATGCACACCTACTGCTTTTTGGAGTTTCTTAATTTGAGTGGTGTTCATTGGGCATCACCATCTTTAACCAATTGCGGCTGCTTTACAAGTCGGGCCAACTGCCCTGCAATCACTAATAATAAACCAATCCATTTGATAGTTTGCGGACTTAAGAATGGGAAATATTCTGCTGCGTAAATCATCCACCAGGCGGTAATTTCATTGCCATATGCAAACCATGCGGACAATAAAAAAGCGCCTAAAGCGCTCAATCGGATGGACCAGAACTTATACCACTGTCGGGCATTTTCTATTAATTTCATTTTTGATCACTCATATAGTTACGTTCATAAAGCTTATTTCGGATTTCTTCCACTGTTCTTAAAAGCTGATCAGATTGTTTTTCAAGGACCTGAATTTTTTGACTATTCGCCATTGCTTGTGCATTCACCGTGTCAGTTTTGGCAGTTTGATTGTTCCAGGCGGCAGCAAAGACACCTATGATTGCAATGCCACCCCAACGAACCAGATTGGTCACACTATCTATTTTGGTTTTACTTTCATGCAGCACTCTGATCTGTGAATCCACCTCCTTGAATCTTGGCTCAACTTCATTCCTAAGCTGCTTAATCTCACTTTTAAAGTTTGACTTGGCCCGATCTAAGTCATCTTGCAGATTGTCACGCGTTTGAGTTAAGTCATTGCGGGTCTGCTGATGCTCTTTATTGAGCTGCTCCAACTGCATATTCATGCGGTCGAGCTTTTGGGGCATCTCAGCGAGCTTGTCCATATTTTTGGATATGTCGCTGATCTTGTCGGAGATAGCAAGCAGCTGCCCTGCTGTCGCTATTGGCGGATCAGATGAATAGTCATTGGACATTGCGCCCCCTAAATTTTGGTAATAAAAAAGCACCTAAAAAGGTGCTGTCATTTGGTTAAGTTTAGACTTCTATTTCTGAATGCTGCCCGGTTGGTGCCGGCCTTAGGATTACCTGATTTGAGATAAATACTCTGGCACCTAAGTTATAAGCTGTACCGGATGTGCAAAGCACTGGACCAGATCCACCATCGATCTGCACCCGATACTCTGGATGTTTCACTGATGTAATGGTGCCAATGTATTCGGCATGAGTTGGATTAAGCAGCTTACGCAGTTCAAATAAAGGATTATTCACGGCTGATACGCTCCACGGTAATGGTTTCATTGACCTTGTTATGCGAGAAACTGCCTGAAACTGAATCAATCACGCCCCACCACCGGCCATTAAATGCAATCGATTTTCCGGGCAGCATCTCGCCAATTTCCGAGCTCACCGGAATATCAGAAAAGGTATGCAGCTCTTGAATATTGGCTTTGACCAGTTTATTTTTGCCATAGCTGGCTCCAGACACCACATTAAATAATGGCCCCGTGACCGTCTCAAGCGGCACATCACCCGAGGTACCGCGCTGCTGTACTTTCAGACTTTCGCCACTTCGGCTATTCACTACGGTGATGGCATTGAAGTCAGCAATATATTCATCGTTCTGCTTGATGTTTTGCTGCATCACCAGGCTTTCAGATAACAGAATATCGTAATCATCCACCATCATCGCATCCCAATAACCTTTCTGGTACCGGGGTAAGATAGTCAGTGTATTACCTGCTTTCTGGCTATAGATAAAGCCACCGCCCGCATCAACCACCTGTTTGATTGCATCGATTGGCGCAAGTTCTGCATAGCTCAGGCTTTCAATCGGTACAATCCAACCCAGATCATCAATCAGTTTCCAGTCCAGAGTTGTACTGCTATTCGCTCGATCCAATTCCGCTTGAACCAGCTGCACAGAAGTGCGTTCGTTATCCTGAATAAATGAACGTAATGGCCCATATTTGGCAGAGTTCAAAGCGGTGATACTTCTCCCTGGGTAAGTGTAGAGAACACTGGCAAAGCGTCGGGTTTCTTCTGGATCTTCCAGTAGAACATGATGCTCAAATCCATTGATCATGATTTTGAGAATTACCGGCTGACTGTTAATCGGCTGCAGCTTTTCTTTTTCGGTATGTGCCACAGTAATAGAGTAGGTCCAGCACCATTGCGACCGACTGGTGCTATAGGTGCCATCCATGACTTTGATTTTCTCGCCGGTATCCAATCGTTCGGCTGTTAATGTATTCACGATATACCACCAGTTTCTTTTCGGCAGTGCTGGAATACAGTCATCTGCACCAAAATTTAAAACAACATTGTGTGAATCAACACCATGACAGAGGCATACAAAATTTAAATCTGTGCTGCCCTCATATTTAGGTATTTCAGGTTTTGGCCAAGGTTGAACCGGATGCTTGCGGTAATGAATCGCTTTGGCCTGATCCCAAGGCAAATCCGACTTGGTGATAATCTCAAGGCTTTTATCCCACTCAAATGAAAAGCGATGCTCAAAGACCTGAGCCACTTCATGTGAATAAGTAAAAGTCTTACGCCTGCGAATCATTTCTTGCCAGACCGTTTCCCGGTTGTGACGCAGCTTGATTGTTTCTTCATGCGCATAGAGTTGATGAATAAAGCGTTTATCGCCATCTTCCCAAATTACATACGCATCGGAACTTAAGCCGGCTGCCTGCTCATGGATGGATCTAATCGCCCGGGTTAATGATCCTGCTTGCTCATACCAAATATCTGCCTGATTGGAAACCACCAAGCCCTGCTCATAAAAAAGAGCCTCATTCGAGACTCTTAATATTGGCTTAGCCCACGGTACTTCTATGGTGCTTAAGGCTGCAATCGCCTTCTGATATCGCATATCAAAACCATAAGACACTCCGACCAGATGATTGATATCGAATAACGCTATAACCTCAAATTGAAACTCAGTATCTAAAACCGTATCAATCGTGCACAGATTTTCACTAAATACCGCTTCGACTTCAAAACTAAAACTGGTATCTAAAACTGTATCAATCTGGCCAATAACATCAGTATTTTCACTAAATAAAGCAATTACATCAAAGCTGAATTCAGTATCGAGTACTGTATCTATGACCGCAGTATTTGCACCACTGTCGGCATAGACTGCTGTGACTTCAAATGAAAATCCGGTATCAAGTACAGTATCAACAACACCCGAAACATCATCACCAAAATTGAGATTGGTCGAGCCATCGGCCAGGTGCTCAAAATTCAGAATGATGTTGTGACTGTCGGTATTATCGGGCTTAAAGTTTAAGTTTAGGTTGTGAGCATCAACGGTGCCGAGCTTATTTTTAAAATCCACATGAGCACCCTTTTTAAATTAAGGTCTGAGTTTTATCGAAGTGACTGACAACGTGCCGCCAAGCGCGAGATTGGTGTTGGCCAGAGAAATATCTGTACCTACTGTCAGATCGGCAGCTACCTCGCCAGCACCATTATAAATACGCGCCCAAGTTGCAGTGCCTGCTTTAATCACCGTTGCTGTGTCTGTTGGGCGAAACTCCACATAATTAGCTGTGGTTTCCTTAATGCAAGGCTCTGGGAAAGTTAGTGTCACCAGAGCATTGTCTGGACTTGCTGCAACTGCCGGACTGGCAGGCTGCATACCCTCATAAAAAATAACGGTAGCACTTTGGCTACCGTCATCCATAAAACTTGCAAAGGCTTGAATCATGGCAAGCCTGGCATTGATTGAGGTTTTACTCATTTTGGCACCACGTTATCTTGAATGACTGCATTAAATTGCTGCTTTTTATCAAAAGCAACAATAAAAGTTTTTAAATCGGTGTTTAGGCCCAAAAATTGATAATTGCCATTTTCATCAGGCTTTCTTGCTGCAATCGGTTGCAAGTTGGCTTTATTGTAGAGGATTATTATTGCATCACGATATTGCTCACCAAGTCTTTTTGTAGAGCCTTGAATTTTTGCTACAACTGGCCCTACTTTAATAACTTGCGAAAAGCTAGGTAGAGGCATTGACCTTCTTAAGCATGGCTTCATTCAAGCTCTCCCAGATAAAAGGCTATCGCTCCAATATAACCATCAACTAATACTGAATCAGTAACGTACATTGAATTATCAGCTAAGTATGGGTTTGTTGATATCTTTGAGGAAAGATTAACCCCGAGATACAAAGCATGATCTAGTGTGCCGCGCAATATTTTCTCTTGATCAAAAAAAGGAACTTGTAACGCCGCAAACTCCGCTCCGTTATATATTGCTGAATATCCACTGCGATTATCAGGGGTGATAGCCGTAGCGACTGTGTGTGAGACAGGTGAGCTAATGCTTACTCGGGGTACTAATAATTTTGCAGAATCACCAACCCTTACAATTGGAGTACCACCCAAGCCATGACTATAAAGCCCGTGTGATGTTCCCGCAGTCTGTGTATTTAAGTACGCAGCAAGAAACCAAGTAGGATTGTTATTTCTTAGGGTTGATGGAAAAGTCCCGCAGCCAATCATAGCCTTCGCAGGTTGGTTTGTTGCAGCAACCGCTCTATTCATTATAAATGAATCTTTATTTCCAACTAAGGTGAATGCTCGATTGCCGGCGCCAACAGCTGCCGAGTCTGCAGCGGTGTCTGCTACTATGTTTCCGGCTGCGTAATACCATCTACTCCAACCTCTTACCGCCGCTGTTCCTGTGCCAGTAATTCTCCAATTTTTTGCAGGACTAGATGGATCAAATGGTAATTGTTGCACATCTGGATTTTCATAATCATCAATGTGAGTCATGTGTTCAAGCAGACCGACCATCGCAAACTTTGCGTAGGTGTTTGTATAAGATCCGGTATCGCTTGCAATTGACTCATCAACCCGAATAAACGGGTGCTGCGCAGTTGGATCTTTGGCACGATAGACACGTTTTACATCATTTGTATCTCTAAAAATAATGTCGTAGCCAAGTGATGTCAGCTTTCCAGTACCAATTGTAGTAATTGAGCGTTCAGCAATATCTAATGCAGGCTTTAAAATGAGTTGCGTGGTATTTGGCACGCCTTTAATACGGTATTTCTGATTAAGTGAAGATGGTGCAAAGCCTGTCAATTCAACTACCTGAAACAGCATGGCATTATGTGCGGCATAAAGTGTGATATGCACATCACCTTGTCCATCAATTGATGCAGCTGTGATTTGGGTGAAATCAATGCCAGTTACTAAAGCTTTATCAAGCAAGCGAATTAAATCACCCCAGTTATTGCCAAGTGTTAAGCCGTTCAAGTGGCTAAAATATTGAACATCTACATCTGTCGCCATTTTATTTGATCCATAAAAAAGACCGCATAAGCGGCCATATTCGATTTGAATTTTAAGAAACGCGATCAATGTCGCCGCGCAGCATGATCTGAAATTGATCGGACATGACAGTTGGCTCGGATTGCTTCACCGTGCGAATCACCCAGACCGGGAAGTTTGCAGCAACCGTGTTAAAGCGCAAGACGTTGCCATTCGCCCAACCTGCACCCCAGCCTTCTTTTTTAATCGTGAAGTACGGCACGCCTGTCACTGGGTTGATCGGTGCATAATCTGCGTTTGTTGTGCCTGTACCAATCTGGCCAGAATATTCACCGATACAGCGAAACGATTGCGCATCGGTGAAGATCAATGCCCAACGCTCCTGAATAGCACCTTTATTGCTAACCTGAAGTGGATAGAGCGAGTCATTGTAGTTCGCCAAAATACTTGAACTTGGCTCATCTGCCCAGGCATTACTCCATGAACCTTGCACAAACTTTCGTGTATAACGTGCCTGCATATCGCCAATGACCAGTGCCGAGCCAACAATGGTATCCACCGCATCATAGTTATGGGTTAAAGGCTTGGTGAAAGTCAGCTGGCCATTGATCTGTACATCACGGATCAATCCCATGTCTTGGTAACGATATTTCACTGTCAGCGGTGCAACCAGATTACCTAGCACAAAGTCACCACCTAATGTCACGCGGCCATAATCATAATCAACCGTGTATAAATCGAAAGGCACCTTCGTTCCATTAGCATCTTCCAATTCTGCCCACGAAATCCGCTGATCATTCAGATCGTACGTGGTGCCAGCAATCGCACTTGGTAGCTCCTGTGCTTTGCTTGAGCTGACAATCCCAATACCACCCACCCGAAAAATCGGTACGCGGCCATCAATCGGCAAACGAGTTGCTGATAGGCCTAAAATTTCAGAATCCAGTGGGATATAGGTATAAGCAATTGCGTTATAACGCACAGATGAACCATCAATCCAAACTGGCACATTGATGTAAGTTTTACCCAACTCCTCGTATTCAAGCAAAATGTCATACCAGGCATTCGCTTCAATTGCTGCCCGGTTAGCTGAGGTGATTTCAGTCTTGGTATAGAAATAGATATTCACAAAACCTGTGTCGTGATTAATCGAACCATGCGCACGACTGGTTTCAATGATGCCATTTTCATCTGTAGTTAACGTGAGTTGGCCAAATTCCAATGAAGCAACAACAACAGTCAGTGACTGTGGTCGAATTGGAATCACAGGGGTTCTAAAGCTTACATGGCTGAGTGGTGGCAAATCCGTTGTGGTGGTAAGCGATTCAAGTGTTAAAACATTATCTGTATTTGGTGTCCATGATGTTAAGCTTAATTCCCCATTTCCATACTGAATTTCACCCGATGCTGTACCACTGCCATTTAAAGGGTTTACATTACGATAAATGGTGCCAGTACGATCTATGAAAGTTTCATTTCCAAGTTTAAAGCGAACAGATCCAGCAAGAATCTGTTCACTAAAGCCATAAGTTAAATCAAACTTTAAATCACCACTTGTTACTGCTTTGGTGCTAGATGTACTGCCCGAGGCATCACGGTAACGGGCCTTGATTCCTGTTGTTTCAGAAAAAGCCTTGTATGTTGTATTTCCAAGGGAAACATTACTTGGCTGTGATTGATAAATTGTCATATTTCCTCACTTAACCGGCTACATAGTTTGCCCAAGGGTTTGATTGTGGTTTATAGCTAGTGGTTACTGTAGCTGCTGGTAGTGATGAGCCTGATCCACTTTGAGTTGAATTCGATAGGCTAAATGTCACTGGTGTCTTCTCATAGAAATAAGAGGTCAAGACAACTGGAATCATGCTGACTGCACCGGTAGAGTAATTAATTGTGCCCTGTACTTGGCCAAACGCATCAATGAGTGAGCCTGAGCCATTGTCTGTGACAACAAGCGTAATCATGTCACCCAATGTTGATGTAAGTGGAACCTCTATCATGACCGAGTTTGGCTGTAGTGCAGCACCAGTACCTACTGTAAACGCCAGCTGTTGGTTGATATCAGGTATGGCCGCTGGCACATCCTGAGTTTTTGCCTCACCAAACTGGTAGCTAAAGTTAAATACAGTGCCTTTCTGTGGTAATTTCTTTGGCATCAAAGCACCTTTGCCTAATGCAAAATTAATAAATCCTGTTGCATCACCAGTGAATTGACCAGCATTATTTGAAGTTGCTGTTTTTGTTACACCTTCTAGCACCCACGTCACTGTTACGCTGCCAGCAAGAATGGCCTCTTGCTGAAGATCAAATTCGAATTTTGCAGGAAGCACAGGTAAATTAGCGCGCTGATAGGTTGCTATTGGTGTACCCCATAAAAGCAGAATCGGTGTATCTACATCAGGCAAAGCCCCTGTAGTCAACAACCAGGAGCCAGTTTCATAATTGATCATGCCTGAGCCAAATGAAGGACTAGTGCCTTTCAGCTGACCTGAGCCATTATCTTTCAGTTCATAAAACTTGCCTTGTGACATATATGAAATAGAAAGGCTGCCTGGTGCTGGGATCGGGACCAGTACTCCGGTCCAGTTAGTACTTTGATTATTCTGGGTAACTGGCACAGCATAAGACTGGAAATACTGATTTGGTGCAGCTGCTGGTTTAAATGTGATACTTAGTGTTGCCGCTCCAGATCCTGCATCTGCAGTCCATTGAATTAGCCCGCGCTGGTAATCAATCGTACCGACTTGAGTGCCTGTACTCGTTTTGAGTAGACTACCCTGATCTGTGATTGCCTGACCAAACAGGGTAAATGCTACGCTTGACGGCATCACGGCTGAGCCAATATATAGGTTTTGGCTTACTCCAACCGTAGTTGAAAAACTGGCAGTGATTGATCCACTATTTCCAGGTACTAGAATAGTACTCTCACCTGCCGCATTCACATCAATGATTGGGGATTCAGTTTGTGCCGATGGAATGAGTTGAGCAAAAATACTTTTAGCATTGACTGTATATTCACCAACACTTGCATTAGTAGACAAGTCAGTCGATGAATAATACAGACCAGTATCCGCAACAATAGTATCGCGGATAATGGTTTTTGATGGATTGCCTGCATACCACTGACGCGCTGACAAGCCCACAAAATCAATTTCCAAAGCATCATTGAGTGAGTAGGTGGCAATCTTGTATTCCACGTTTTTGCCATCCACCACCATAATGGCAGTACGAGTTTCAACTTTGGTAATGCGTACATACTGCTCACGCTCCAAAGCCTTACCCTCATCACTGATCAGGACAATCGTATCACCTACTGAAGACTCAGTTTCTTGTGGAAACATGGCGACCTGGAGTGATGACATGCCCTGCCAATGTGTATCGAGTGGTGTGCCGGCAATCTGACCACCTTTGGCTAGATAATTTTCTACCCGGTTCTGGGCAGATTGGCGTTCATCGGTCCAGTTTTTGGTACTGAAAAGTAATGCTGATACGTTTGGGTCTTTAGGCAGTTCAGAGATAAATACCGTTGCACCCATGAGGAAATCGGTGTCTTCGGTTGTGACTGCCGGAAAGACCTTGCGCATAGATACATCGCCCATGGTTCGATCCATTTCCGACACATCATTGAACAGGTTGTTGCTAATACCATCCTGAACCACAACGCCAGAATATTTACCACCACCATCCGAGTTATCCGTCAAGCGTTCAGACTTGTAAATCACTAAATCCTTGGTTTCAATCGCCATCGTCTAACTCCGTAAAGCGCAAAGTCACATTAAAATAATCATCCAGCGAAACAGCTGGAATTCCTTTTACCGGTGCAGCTTCTAAAGCCCCATTCTGGTGATTAAATTTGACAGTGAATTGCCGGCTGTCATGTGGCTGCTCAAACTGCAGTTTGAAATTCTCACCCTGCAGCTTGGACCATTCCAAAACAGTCCGAAGTTCACGTAGCTTGATCCAGCCCATCTGTGGATCTGCCGGCTGCAGGGTAATTGGTCGTCCCGACTTCTTTTTGCCTTCCTGAATATGCAAAGTGCCATCCATGGCATAGCCTTGATTCTGCTCAATGGCCTTCCATGAGAATTCATCAGGCCATAAAAAACCGTCTTCTAATGAGACGGTTTCGGATGTGCTTAAGCGGATTAATTTCATGTTGATCTCGCCTGTATTTTTAATTGATTCACAAGCTCATTCATTAAAGACTCCTGACCTGCTGGCCCACTAAATTGCATCTGCTTGCCATTAAAATCAAAGTTATAAGTAACCTCTTTGCTTGGCTGGCTCGTATCTCTAACCGACGGCGCTGACGGAATAGACGGCGCGTAATTATTCAAGCTGCTAGAACTATTCTTACCAACATATTGGCTCAGTTTCTCAATCTGCTCGAGTACATACATACCGTTACCCATAGCTTTTTGATTGTCGTAAGCAGATACCCCATAATTTTTCTTCATCCATTCGTTGGATGCAGATTTGTAGTAACCACCTGCGACTGGTTCAGCAGCCTTAAATAACTCCTTAGCCTTTTGCTTAGCATCACCTTCATACCCAATATCTTTTAATTCCTGTTCAATTTCTTCAACAGAAAGCCCGTATTTTGCGGTTTTTCCAGTCTTTGATGCTTCCATTTTGCCTTGAGTTGCTTTAAGTGCATCCGCCCAGGCTTCGGTAGAAGATTTGGCTTCTTCACGTGCGATCTGGCCAGCATGGCGATATCCATCACCAATACCACGTGCAGAATCTTTAACACGGTCATTGGATTTAGACCAATCATCCATGGTTTTAACAACGGCTTTACCAGTATCACTAATCTCGACCGCCAAGCCATGACTTGCAGCTTTGGCCTGCACTGCAGCAATTTGCGCCTTATCACCACTAGCAATCGCAGCATCCAACATTTGTGTATAAGCCTGCTTGATAGCATCAGCAGTGGCTTGTCCACTTTTACTTACAACATCAAAGTTTCGCTGAGCACTAATGGCAGCATCATTAAGTTGGTCTTTAGTTTTAAGCCCTAGAGCAGCGAAGGCGGCTTGAACAGGATTTAATGCAGCGGGTAATTGCTGTGCCTTCTGCTCGATTTTAGTTAAACCAAGCGCAACTTGTTCACCAGTAATTAATCCTTGTTTCTCAAGTGCAATCAATGAGCTTTTGGCATAATCCAATTCAGCTCGGGTTTGAGCGGTATCAATTGCTTTATTCAAATTGGCCGATAAAGCCAGACCGGTATCAATACCCTTTGCTTTATATGCATCAAGATTATCAATAACGATTTGCACATCATTACTGGCAGACTGAAATGCCTGGGAGAACTTGCCTTGCAATTGTTCTGTGCTTAAGCCTGTTCGCTCCAAGGCTGCCTTAATTACAGCTTCAGTAATTTGAGCATTCTTTTCCGCTTCTTTTGAAGTTCCAGCAAAGGCTGCACGTGCATTGGTTTCAAACACAAGCAGGTCTTTGCCATCCAGTGCTTTTCCTAAACTTACCTGCAACTCATCAGCTGTAATTTTACCCTGATCCTTCAATGCGATCAGGGCTGTAATAGAGTCATTAATACCTTTAGTTGAGTCAAACTTCATAGCATTGGAAATTTTTTCCAATGCCTCTTTAGTTGGCTCCCCCTTTTTGATTAACTCATCAAATTCAGTGATTAATTTTTTTGACTCTTCTGTAAGTTGATAGGTTTTATCGCGTGCTTTCTCTGCGGCAGCTGCCTGCTCCGCCTTGATTTCGGCTGCCACTTTGGCCTGAGCCGCTTCAGTTTTAATGGTTGATTCAAGTTGCGCAACTGATTTAGCTAATTCACCATTATTGAAGATGTAGTCTCCTGTTTTGGCGATCGATTCCCCTAGCCACGTTCCCAGTGGCTGAAACACTGTAGGGATCAAAACTCCAAAAGCTGTAACCGCAACCCCTAGCGCACCCAATCGACTCACAAGAGTCATGATGGAGTTGCCTGTCGCTGTAGCTGATGTGGCTGCAGCAGCCGAACCAGTAGCCAACTGAGTTTTCGCAGCAGCGGCTGTTCGTGTTGCTGCGGCATTTGCAATTTGCGCTTGGGTATTAGCTACAACCGCTGTGGTTTCTTGTGAAATCGCTGTAGATGCTGCTGTAATTCCGGCTGCTTTATCCAAGAACATCATGCCAATGTTCAATGCCTTGTAAGCAATAAATGCCTGCCCTGCAAGCATCAATGTGGAAACAATTGTATCTAGGTTTTCAGAAACGAACTTAAGAGCTTCTGCGACTTTGGCACTTGCCCCTGTTGCGGCATCCGCCTCACCAATGTAAACCGTCCAAGCGGTTTTAAGATTTTCAATTGATGCACCGATGGTTGTTGGGAATTTGGCAAACTCCGCACTAATCACTTCTGATTGACTCAATAAAGCCTTAGTGACTACATCAGTAGTAAGTTTGCCTTCCTCGGCCATCTCACGAAGTTTACCAGTAGTAACGCCCAAGCCATCTGCTAAAGCTTGGGTTAAACGTGGCGACTGCTCCATCATGGAGTTGAATTCGTCCCCCCTTAGGGTGCCGGCGCTGAGGGCTTGCTGCATCTGGGTTAAAGCCGCTTCAGTAGAGGCTGCTGATCCGCCACCAACTTGGGTTGCTTTGTTGATTGTTTCAGTTAATGCAAGCGCTTGCTCTTGTGGCCATTTCATCTCCTGACCAATTTTAGTCAAGCGGGCATAAAGATCGCCAGTTGCAGTTAAGTTGGAGTTTGTCGCAATAGCAACATTCTTAACATCATCCATGGCTTTTTGCAGGTTGCCATGCTCCCCGATTGCAATGGATAAGCGACCAGACAGGTTTTTATATTCATCAGCAGTTTGTGCAATCTCCATTGCCGTAGTGCCAATACCAAGAGCAGCCAAGGCCCCGGTCAAAGCATTAAAGCCGGTTTTTAAACCCTGTAGTTCCCCTGAAACACCTTTAGATGCCTGTTCTGTTTGCTGTAGTTCTTGTGATGCTGCTTCTAGTTCTTTGTCCAGTTGTTTGATCTGCTGTGCAGTTTCTTGTGACTGAGTACCGAGCTGATCTACTTCTTTGGTTGCACTGTTGGTATCACCAACAACACTGGCTGATCCATTCTTAAGTGCTGCAAATGCATCCTTTGCTGCTTTTTCTGACTGATGCATATTGGAGACAAATGCTTTTGTATCGGCATCCATCACTAGTTTGAACGTTAAATTCTTTGACATATTGACCTCAAATTTTAGGCATTAAAAAACCTCCCGAAGGAGGTTCTTGTTTTATTTAGAATTGCGCTCTTTTAGAAAATGCCGACCCACTCGAAGCGTATCAGTACCATAAAGCAGATCTAGAACACTATCGAATCGCTTAGTAAATTCCGCAATATCCATGGTTGGATAAAAGCCCGGTGGTAAAGGCATTGCGGTCAGCACACCATTGCGAGCACTTACATGCCAAGAATCATACTTAGAGTTATTGAACTCATTGCTAATCTGTTGAGCTACCTGAATAACTTCTTGTGGATAAGGTAGCGCCTTTTGCTCTTTAACCTCTTCTCTTGGGATATATTCGCCAAGCAAGCAATGAACGTACTCTACCGCTGAAGGAATCTGCTCTTGAGGTATATCCTCAATATGCTCCACATTAAACCGCTGGTGAACAAGCTTGTATGCATCCGAGTAGTTCAAGAACTTAGCCTTACCTACCAGCATATTTACAGCATCTTTTAATGGCACACGTTCTTTCTTTGTGGTTTTGATATGCTGCTTTACCACTGCTTGTACAGCAAAATAGCAATCTTCCAGTTGCTCGAATATATCCCATGCTTGATTGGTGTCTAGCATCTTGGCGTGTCGAGCAGCCCCACGCTCAGTCCATAAAATCAATACACGTACTTTGTTTGAAATTTGTGCGTGAATAATATTCACGAGCAAACTCTGATCACCATCAACACTAGTAAGTAAATCTTGCTCACCTCTTTGAGAGGGTGGCAACTCATTTGTGAGTAGTTTTAAACTACTCGCAAAATCTTTTAGTTCTTGGCCTGAGATTTTGAAAAAATGCTTACCCTCAATAAATCGATCAATATTATTGGAGTGGTTTTTTCGAATATTCCCTTGATCTGTTCCATAAAAATCAGCGAGCATTGCTGTTGTTAAGACAGGTACGCCTTTATAGCGCGCAACGATATTTGCTTTTTGCGGTTCAATTTGTGCTAAACTTGTCATAAGTCTTCATCCTTAGTGATGGCAACTAAACCTTGTGATATGTGAGAGTTGAACAAGGTTTTTTTGTGCCTGTGGTTTTCATGCTTTCGCTTCGTTTTGGTTTTCTCGCTTTTCTAACCATTCTTCAATGATCATATTTAGCTGAGCTGTGATAGTTCTGCGGTCTTTCTGAGTTTCCTCTTTAAATCGCTCTAAAGTTTTTTCAGGTATACGCACGTTTACCTGTGGATCTTGTCTTGCCATTTTTAACTCCATCTCAATGTTAGCACTAGCTAACAATTGCTAACATAGCAAACAATTCAAACTTGTGTCAACATATTTTGCTAACAATTGCTATCAAAATATTAGGACTAGAAAATGTCTGAAGATGTTCAATTTAACTTACGCATACCATCTGAGCTAAAACAGCAGATAGTTGATGCTGCCAAGCGAAACAGCAGATCTATTAATGCTGAAGCTCAATTGCGACTAGAGAGAACATTTGAACTCGATAGCCTCCCTGAGCCAACCAACCCAAAAAATATTACTGATCCCGATAAACTTGAGGCTTGGGCTAAGTCAGTATTAAATGAGTTATTAAGGCTTAAAGAATTGGATACGCGAGTTGAAGAACTTGAAAAAAGTGTCGAGTATTTAGAGTCTTTCCAGAGTGAAGCTACAGATAGGTTGAATTACTTGGATGGACGAGATTATTAATTCAACGACCCTCAAATTGAGTGTCAATGCTCACATCTGAGCCTTGCTTCCAGAGCCTCAAATTGAGGCTCCCGATATGATGCTGATTTTCCGGCATCATGATATGCAAATTTGCAGAGTACTTCTCATATATGAGAAGCAAAAAAGCACCCTAAGGTGCTTTTGCTTTATGCGCCACTCATATTCTGAGTAGGCTTGCATCTAACGTACTCTTTTTTGGCCTGCTCAACTTGTTTCTCATAATCAATAAATTTTATTTGAGCTGCCGCCTCTCCCTCTTTCCCTCTCATGAAATCTAAATAGGCCTCAATCTGAGAGTTCATAGCAGCAACGTATAAAATCCTAGTTGTTTCCATACATCCAGCATATGATTCGGCTGCAAGCCTTCTTTTGATTTCTTGTAGTTTGGCAACTGGTTGGGCTAGCGCTATCCGACCAGTTGAGGCTGCTACTTTTTCTGCATCCTCCCATTCAGAAAAAATCTCGTTAAAAACCTTTATATGTTGGGGATTGGTAATGGTTACATTATCAACTTTAACTTCAGCGACTTTTTGTGCATCGTCTGGATCTATACCAGCATTTAGCAACTCAGCTTTAGCTTCACTGATTTTTTTATCCCTCTCTGCTTGAGCAGCAACTAGTTTTTCAGCTTCATTCTGTTGGTATTTCCCCCAAGCAAAATATCCAGCACCGAAAACAATAAGTGCTATGACGATCAAAATTACTGGGCTGTTCTTGTATTCTTTGCCGCACGTTTTGCAATGAGTATCAGTAGGCCTCATTGGTTTTTTACACGATTTACAAAATTTTATAGCCACTACAATCCCCTAAATTATTATTTCCACATCATAACTTTAGGGTGAATCCTGATCAATCCGAAACCATTTCTTTTTTAAATGATTCAAAACCTTTCTTGTCAGACTGAGCTACACGTGCTGCAACGGCGTTATTAAAGATTCCCTGCTTATACAGCTTGTTTGCCGCTTTGACATAGGACTGGAATGCGCCGTAGGTCATTTCCATAATTTCACTATGTTGATGGCCCATTGACACCAGAAACTGGAATGAATCAAACCAAGTGGATTCTTGTTTAGTCTTTGGTCCCGGCTTTGGTTTCTCGTATTTGAAATATGCCTGATTGACCAGAAGCACCGCTTTAAGCAGATCTTTAAATCCCTGTTCATCAGCAGCAAGTTCTACCAGTGATTCATGGTTCAGATCGGTGACACATGCCATGGTTGCAATGACCTGCACACCGTGAGCTTTAAATAGCCCTGTCAAAATCTCATCTGAATGATTTTGGTCTTTGATAAAGTTCTTCAATACTTCAGCATGCATTGCCCAGGTGTCAAAATCTTTCAGCTGGATTTGGCGAACTTCGATGTCATTCACCTTGATACTTCGATTCGTTGCTAAGAAAAAATCATTCATGATGGGGTCTCGAAAAAGCCACCCGAAGGTGGCATTGGTATTTAATCAAATAAGCATGGCTGAATCTGCCGGTCTACATTTGCTATTGCTGTTTGCAAAGTGTCTCGCTGTTTCTTCCAATCAGACAATCCTTTGCCGCATGCGCTAGCAATATCTTTCTCGCATTCTAATTTTGCGCTCAAGGCCTCACGCTGCTGGATCAAGGCGAAGTAATCTGTTTGCAGTAAGGTTCGAGCTTCAAAGAAGGCTTTCACCAATGCTTTTTTGAATGCAATAACACGTGGGCTGTTTTTCAACAGTGTCATTAAGAAGGTCGCTTGCTGCTCATCCAAGATTGCATATTCTGTAGCTTTAGCAAAACCGCCTTGTGGCAAGGCTTCACCCTTTCGGATTTCAAATCTGATAGGGCTAAATTCTGCAAAGTCTGGTCGATATGTTCTCACTAATTTAATAACACTCGCGTGCTGCAATCCAAGACCTAACGCGATCTGTAAAGTTGTCGTGTGAGGCTTGGCATCTTTAACATCAACCAGTTTTACTGGGTTAAATTTCGCATTCATATAAATCTCCTTGAATAAAAACACATGCCTGAATGCAAATCAGATGACATGTGTAGTTGATAAAAATCAGGCATTAAAAAAGCCGACTAGTTAGGCCGGCTTCGCTTTAAAAATATAGATTTCTGTCAATAGGTTGGTAAATGGCTTTGAGTTGTAAAAACTAGTTAATACAATTCGAAATCATCTAAACACAGGCACAAAAAAAGATGCTTTCGCATCCTGTGGAGTTCTTTGTGCCTGTGTTTGTTAGACAGCTGCCGGAATCGTTACGATATGACCATACAAGCCAAGTGTTGGGTCTGTTTCTTTGCCTACATCCGATAAGGCCTGACCAGAGATTTCATACTGACCCAATTCTTCATGAATTAATGGGAAAGTGGTTTCAGGTGACTTTTTAGTTCGCCATAAGCGCACAGCCATGTGCTTACCATTTGCCGTGTTCACCCCTTTAAAGAACAACTCATATTCTTCATTAAAGTTATTTGCCAAAGTGGTATGTGTTACGGCGCCTGTTGTATAGGTGGCTAGGATCGGCATCGTGAGGTCTGCTACATCATGAAAAATCACAGTGCCAAACTTAGCATCTACAGTGTATTGATCATCAGTAAGTGTCTTTGGAGTGCCGCTGGTTGAGTCCTTAAAGGTCACTTCTGATAAGTTGTAGCCCTTTAATTGGAATTCCTGACCAACAACCACAGTACCCAATGATTCATCAGCAATCGCTTTGCTTACAACTTCAGAGTTGGTACCAGATACGATGTACTCCAGATTGTCTTTGTCTACTTCTTCAAGTGTTCCAGAGAAATTCACAGAAGTTGTATTTACCATCGTGAAGTCGGTTGTGCGATTGCCCGATGTTGATTCCTGGTGCTCAATAATGTCTGCACCAATCTCAAGCTCGAAATCAGGCACGTTGCCCAGATGACGCATAGCGCCAGCAATACCATTGGTTAGCTTGGATAAATAGAATTTACCCTGCAACGAGATATATTCTTTAGCCATTACTTTTCATCCCCTGTGGTTTTCTTGGCTGGAGCAGCTTTAGGTTCAGGCAATTCCTGAATCACACCATCTGCCAGTAATTTTTTGATTTGTGCATCATCCAGCCCGCCGACTACATCACCTTTTTTAAAGCGACCGACAGGCTGAGTTGCCTTGTATTGTTTTGCCATGACTGGCTCCTAAATGAATTTCTGTGATTCAAAAATAATAGTGATGTATGCAAAGCCCGGACTATAACCATCCCGAACCGATATGAAATCCAGTGCCGTGCGTGATGCTTGAGGCTGCCAACCGGAAAGTAGTTGAATTACTTTTTCAGTCAAAAGCCCCGCTTCATCACTTACAGCACGTCCATCAGTCATCTGAGATTGAGCATTACGACATGCCACCGTGACCGCCCATTGCTGACCGATCTGGTTAATACTTCCACGACCTGCACTGGCTTTCTTATCTATACGAACAAAATTGACGTGTGCCGACGGCGTGACTTGCGACATCTCTGTTACGCTGACTGAATTCAACGGCGTATAGATCTTTAGAAATTCTGGAATCTCTTTCAGTTTTTCTGCAATCTCATCACGCACCGCGAAGAAGGTGCTCATCTATAAAACTCCCGACAATATCCAAAACCATGACTTCATCTTCCGCATTAAGACCGAGTTGAGTTCGAGGCGGTAGAATCGACTGCTTAACTTTCCGATATTGACCACCCACTGCAAAAGTAATGTATTGGCCATTCTTAGGTAAGATTGTTGCGCCGTAATGCAGATGTGGTGCGTACACAACATCTGTACCCACCTCCACACCACTTGAAAGAACATTGTGGGTGTAAGAATTCATTAGGCGGCCAGTATCACGCAGTGTTTCACCGCCTTGCATACGTGCACGCCATGAAATCTTCCACGGGTTACCATCCACACCAGTACCGGTTAAAAACCGATGCTGAACACTATTCACAAGCCCAGCACCAATCTCATCAAACAACTGGTTCTTCAACGAATCAAAGTTACCTAATTGCTTAAGCACTGCTTCAATAGGTGAACTATCAGCTTGAATGGTTATTGCAAAAGCCATAAGCACCTCACTTCAAGCTGGGCATCTGGTCCAGGATAGAATCTCCAAATACACCACCGGTATATGAAGTGCCGACTGGCGCCGTTGAAGGTCGTCCTTTAGGTTGGTCATCCACGATCTGGTTTGTTTCAGGAAACTGGATCTGCAAATGTGCTTTGTTGTCAGCTACACGCTTTAAGAATGCAATTGCATCTTCATAACGCTGTCGCACCTCATCGGTGGGTTGCTGGAAGTAAAGACGATAGCGTGCAATATCACACGCCATACGCTTTAAATTACTCGGCACATTAGGCAGCGGCAAAGGATAACGGCCGCCGATGTGGCCGTTAATTTCTTCCGTTGCATCCTGAATTGCATCCTGAACAGATGATTGAGAAGGAAGCATCGTTTTCAGATTTTCAATCTCATCACCAAATCGTGCGACCAAATCTGCTTCAGTCGCATACATAGATCACCTATTTGGTTTCGTCAGCAGGCTTTGGATCTGCTTTAGTTTTTGTAGCAGACTTTGCCTTTTCAAGTTCAGTTACTTTTGCCTTTAGCTCAGCAACTTCTTGATCAGCCTTGGCCTTGTCCGCAACTGCTGCCTGATTTGCCTCAGTTAAGGTTTTATTTGCTACTGTCAGCTCAGCATTGGCCTTTTCAAGTTCAGCCAAGCGTGCGGCGGAACCATCTGCCTTAGGTTCTTCCGGCTCTTGATATTCTTCAATAGCCCCAGATGCTAAAAGGGCCTGAAGTTGTTTAGCTTCAAGCCCTTTGATTTCATCACCTGGCATAAAATGCCCGATGGATTGTTTTGCTGTGTACTTCGGCATGTCTTGCTCCTTATAGAGTGATAAAGCCAGTACCACCAACGACACCGTTCTTATTGGACGGCACAACCAGTGGAGCAGATTCGGTCATTAGCATGATGCCGCTTGGATCTTCACAATACCACTGACGATCAAAGTATTGCTGAGCAACGCCGTTGGCCAACATATTTTTAATCTTACAGTGAGCTACTGAACCACTGGTATCAGAGATCAGTGAGAAGTAATCCTTAGGAATAAAGCGCTTCACCTGACCTTTGTTGCGGTAGGTTGCGTCATACACCCAGAATTCGATTCCATCAAAAGTACCTTTGAATGTCGCAGATTCTTTAACACCAAAGCTTGGATTCACTGGAACAGAAATACCCGCATATGGCGTGATGAATTCTTTTTTGAATTCTTCATTGTTCCAGAGAGCCGCCCAAACCAAGCCAGACATAACAGACAGCTTAGCTTCACCACCATCAGCCGCCAATTGACGCTCAAGCATGGTACGGATATCAGTTACTGGCTTGGCACCAACTTCATTCCACTTGGTTAACGGCGTAAATGTTAAAGATGCATCACGACGGTAATCCACCAGGTTGTATTCATAATCATCTGAGTGAAGCGCGTATTTACCATTTTTCAGCAGATCAATCGCCATCATCATGACAGAGTTATCAATTGCATCATGGTTACGCTTCATTACCGAGATCTGGGCAATGATCATTTGCTCTTGCTCAGATAATCGCTGGTTACCGGTTGAGATGATACCCGCAGTACGTAAGCGCTCAAGCAAGGCAATTTCAAAAGTTTCAGCCGGAGTGACCTGATTTTTTGGCTTGTAGTAAGCCGGTTTAACATGGCGTACTTCACCAGATTGGGTAGTATCAAATGGCTTACCAGGCTGTTGCGGAGATACCAGTGGTGCAAGATCATGTTCGGCAGACACTTCAGCTAAAGGCACGTCATCACGGGTAAATAACGGGCGGTTCGGAAAAAGCTTGTCTAAAAGCCAGGTGTCCATTGGACGGTAATTCGAGTGGATCAGTGCAAGCTCGCCCACATCAAGAAGTTCAAGTGGAGCACCTTCAATATTAAAAGACTGTGGCATGTTGTTTACACCTTAGAAAGTTCGATTTTGTTTTTAGTTGCTTTTGCACGCGCTGCATCGTATTTTGCAGTAGTGAGCAAAGTTCCATTTAATGACACGGCTTCAACATTGAAGACGCCGCCGTAATACACTGGAATTTCAATCCCATCAGCAGCCTTGATTGTGGCTTCTGCAGCTGTAACGTCTTGGCCACAGATCACATCCCATGTTTTCTCATCAGTAGCGTGTGTGAGTACATTCGCATCTGAAAGTGTAAGTAAGTCGCCTTTTTTATAGGCTGTAGCGGTAGTTACTTTGGCATTGGCACGTCGTAACTTTTCATTGTCTAGGACCAGCTTTTTAGACTGAACCGTAATGTTTGGAATAACCTGGCTCATGAATTATTTCCCCTTGTTTTGTTCTGCGAATGCTTGTGCACCAGAAGTGAATTTGTGAGTGTCGGTATTATTCGACTGGCCACCTTGCCCCGGATTGGCTTGATGAGTGAACAAGTGAGCAAATGCCGGATTTACACTTGGTGTTTGTTGTGTCTGTGGTGTAGCTGGCGGCTGTTGGCTACCTGCCGAGAACTGACGAAGTTGCTTAGCCGTGAAGGCAAAAACTGAATCGTCCATATTGGTATAAGCGGTTTTATCTTCAGCACTAAACTGTGTTTTCAGCTCAGTTTCTAAAGCTGCAATTTCATCAGCACGCTTTTGCGCTTTGAATTGCTTAAGTTCAGTCAGGGCATCATCACGCTCACGTTCTGCTTGCTCTTTGGCCTGTTGTGCTTTTTCTAATTCGGTCACGTCTGTGTCCTCTGGTTGATTAAATTGTTTTGGAGAGTGACTTGCTGCCACTGCGTTTGTATTGTCATCCGCACCCAAAGCACAGAAAGACACCTCACGGATACGGCCACCACGGAAAACCGTGATAGGCCCTTGATGCACTTTTCCATTTACAGTGACTGATGCACCTGCTTGAATTTCTTCAACTGCGGAGGGTTCAATGCGCACTGACATCTGCCATGGAAAGCCATCGTCAGAGTCCTGGGCAACCTGAGTACCGAACTCATTACTCATTAGGTCACCTGAAACTGTTAGACCGTTCTGGTGATCAATGCTATGGCTATTAATGGCTCCAGCACGTTGCCGAGTTGAGTGATCCAGTAACGCAGGAATTCGACCTTTAATTTGCATTGAATCAAGATCAAAGACGATTCGATCCCAATACCAATGATCGGTAATAACTTCACCACTGTATGCAACACCGGAGAAAGTACGCTTCTTTTTGCCTTCTTCAGCTTGATCGACATTTAAGTTTCCAACTTGGAAGCAATACTGATTCGGCTTATGTTCCTCTTCTTTTGGCATTTTTCATGCTCCATAAAAAAACCGCCCAGAAGGCGGTCATATTCATTTTTAAATTAGTTCAACAAGGGCTTGAGTGTATAAACCATCTGTCCTTCAACCGTTTCAATCGAAACCACTTCAAAAGATAGCCCCATCGGCATGAGAACACCATTCCCAGCATTCAGCATATCCAGATCAACACCTAGCCCTTTGGCATTCTCAATCTTAATTGCGATATCTGAAGCTGTGTCAGCCATCAGTAACGGCGCATTAAATTGAACTGTTTGCCCGACTTGATAAGCCGCTACTTGTTGAAGTGTTGCGGCACCCACCACTGTTGAAGCGGTATTACTTGCCACAACCTGAATAGCTGCCATGTCTGTACTCAGCCAGCGCTTAAGTACATCATCAGCCAGAGAGCTTGTAGCAGAGTTTAAATAGCTGGTCAGCGATGCATCATTTCCCTGCACATAGTCCAGGAAAGTCCGAATCGCACTTGGCCGGATGCTTGGGTCTAGTGGAATCACTGTATTAGCCACCGTGTCGAACAGGTCTCGAGTCTTATCATCCATCGGAGCAAACAGACTGGTGAGCTTTTTACTCGCCGTCCATTCAGCCTTAATGACCTCTTTCTGCTCGAGGAGATATTCTTTATCCAGACTTGAAGCACTGATTTTCTTATCCACCAGTGATTCAAGTTCACCAAACTGCAATGGGTGAGAACTCCAATCCAAAGCCTCGGCAATTTCAGGCAACTGATCATCTGGCGTAATGCCGTATTTCAATGCCTGCTTCTCGGTTAAGGCAATCACGGTACAGCGACAACGGAAGCCCAATGGTGGATAATGTGTCAGCCAGAATGGATCATCAATCGGACGGACAGTCCGATTTAAAGCCAAGTGGCTAGGACGTACCCGACTATCATTGATCGCCGAATACATCAGATATGGTCGCTTGGCCTTATTTCGTTGCTGTTGCTGCCAACGGCCATGACCATAAGCACTTTGAATATTGGTACGAAATACATTATCCAGGTAGTGCTTTGGCAGAATGATTTCAGATTCTTCAATCAGCTTCTGAAAGTCTTTAAAAGTACCACCGTCAGCAATCGATTTATTCACCGCCTTAATGACCGTCTCAATCTGCTCAAGACTCGATAGAAAGCTAACCGTGGTTGCCATCTGCCGGGTCTTTAGATCCATTGAATAAAACTCATCAGGTAGCACGATCTTTTTACTGTGAGCGTACTGAAGCGCTTCAAGGAATGTGACTGGTTGCATAGCTTACTTCCCGTTTTGAGCCGTCACATATCCCAATACATCTGCAGCATATAAGGCTTGATCTAAATTAGCCGTGAACTGTGTCTGAGTTGCACCAGGTATTAATTGCATCAGGTGATAAGCCAGAGCTTCAGGACTATCAGATTTGAATATCAATTCTTTGACCTGATCCGGTTTCAGTAGCTGTAATTCATCCTGACCATCAGTCAGTTCTTCAACTTCCTGCTGTTCTGGCGAGAGCTTATTGGCTGATGCTTTAAAGTTGAATGCTTGGCGAGGTAATGCAGAGAATTGATTGAAGCTGGCAGGAACCTGCTCATTCAAATCCCCTTCCTGTAGACCATACTCGCGAACAAAATATTCTTTAGACAGATTTGCACCCGCATTCTTTAAATGAACATCACGCTCTGCTTGGTCCTTATTCAGTGGTTTTGGTTTCTCACCAAGCATCACTTCATAATTACCCCAACCGTTTAAAGCGCATAGAGCATTCACTACGGCTTGTAAGGTCGGTGTCACCAAACGGATATCAGACTTAAGCTTATCCATTCGGACATTTTCATGCACTTGGCCAAGGCTGTAACTCCCCTTTCCATCCGTTCCACTGGTAAGTGTCTGCCCTAATACAACTTTCTGTATCTGGCGAATCAGCTGATTATTGAACGATTCGAATGCTGCTCCAGCAGTGCCACTTGCACCAGATGTTCCTAGCACTTGAACATCATCATCTGCATCAATCGACAATACGCTTTGAGCATGCGCATTTAATAATGCTCTGCTCATGTCCTCGGTTTCAGTATCTTTACACTTGCCTAATAAAATTGGCGTGCCAAAACGTTCCAGGAATTTAGCCCAGAACTTAAAACCGTTTTGCTTAAAAAAGAATAACCAATACAGGGTAGCCAGTAACGCTTTACCATATGGCTGTTCATAAGTGGCTTTACGACGTGTTAAGAAGAACTTAAAGACCTGGTCTACTTCATGCTCGGCAACCATCCCTTCTGGTCGGTAAATTAAGCGGCCATCATTTTTAGGTTCAAACCACTGCATAGGTTTTTCACCGATCCACTGAATACCCACATAGCCTTCAGGTTTTAACTCATAGACAGCTTCTTGTACTGAATAACCAAAGAACAGTGCATTCATGGCACCAGTAGCAATTTCATGAAACCATTCCTTCAAGATCAGATTAAGCTTTTGTGCTTCATCAGTATCATTAGGCTCAACACGCAACGGCGTAGCTAGCAATGCATCAATTCGCGTTTCCACTACTTGAGCAATCTCATCATCATCAAGCAGTACACGTAATCTATGACGTGTAATGCCTGCTTTGCGTAGTACTTCATCCGTATCAGGCTGTTTGCCAAAGTTCACCAGAAACTGAGTGACCGCTTCTTGAGTGTATAAATTGCCATAAGACAAAGCCTTTTTTGACGCTTTGTCCTTTTTAGACTTTGCCATGTGTTTATTCCGAGCATAAAAAAAGCCCGCATTTCTGCGAGCTATGTTTGATTTAAAAAATACGACAAAACCTGTTTTTAGGCTCTATCCGTATTTGTTTTAATAAGTTCTACTACCTGCGCCTGCGGGTCTTTTTGGTGTTCTACCTTTAATTAATGGCTGCAATGCGTATCTGATTGCATCAATGTGATGGTTATACATATCAAGAATGACAGGCAGCACATCACCCGCACGATTGACTTTGTACGAATACAGACGAAATTCCCTGGCTGTTTCAGTGCAACGCGGATGAATCACAATCTTTTTAAATTTCTTTAAATATGTGATGCCATCTTCAACACTCCCCGCGCCTTTTTCTGCGGCTTCAATCTTAAAACCTTGTCGTTTTAAGTAGCTGATTGTTTCAGGTCGCGCTGAATCTGCTCTGATCTTGTGTTCTCTTACACCTGGTACTTCATCAAATAGCTTAGGCAAGTGGTCAATTTCACAACCAACCTGATTGACTTCATATTCGATATACAAAACATCATCATGCACCCACATTTTATTTAATGTGGTCGGGTCTTTAGCAAAGCCCCAGTCAGCACCGTAATAAACATCCACCCAATCAGGTTGTGGCTCAAATTCTTCAACAACGTAATGACCACTGAATACAAGTGAGTCTGAAAACTCAAGATAAGCACCACGCCATACGTGTTCAAACAAAGCCCATGCGTTTGCATCGCCTGCTTCTTGCATTTGAATTGCACGCTGCCGATCTGCTTTATATTCATCGAGTAGGGTTTTGCCTGCAAACGGGTTGTTGTCAATGTTGACCTCAACCACAATGCTGCTCTCAGGTGCAAACTCTCCACGCAAGAAGTCGTCAATCGGATCGTGTTTTGACTCAGGATTCCATGACGCCCATATTTCAGCGCCCTCTGTACGCATCGTTGGACGCAGTAAGCGTAATGACTTGTCAGATAGCCTGTTAGCTTCTTCAATCCATGCGCGTTTAAATCCCTCAAGCGACTTGATTGAGTCAGCCGTATGATCTTGCATACCCTGAAACAGAATTACACCATCACCACCGACACGTTTAATTAAGTCACGTTGGCAGTCAAAGTAATCAGATAATCCAAGCGCCTTAATCTTATCTTCAATCAATTGTTTTGATGAAAACTTAATAGACTTCTGCACTTCACGAATACATACCGCACGAAGCTCTTTATCTGCAAAGCAATCCTCTACCAATGCTTCTGCAAAGAAATGTGATTTACCCGAACCACGACCACCCCAAGCGCCTTTGTAGCGTGATGGCTGTAATAGTGGCAATGCCCATCGTGGCGTTTGAATCTCAAGCTCCACAATGTCACCTCTTAATCAATTACTCGTCTTGTGATGGTTACGTTAATGTCACCACCGTTAGGACCTGAGTGCTCCACCTTGTCTTTAAACGCCCCAACCGAAACATGCCTGCCAAGTAATTCAAGGTTCTTGGTTTTGTCTGGCCATTTAATCTTTTTAAGCCAACCAATTTGAGTTCGATCTTCACCAAAACCTTCAAACTCTTCCAAGTTCTCGATATTGGAAATGTACTGACGCCAAATCTTGGGCCACTCACCAATAGGCTTAAGGCAATACTTATCATCCATGATGTCTAAGACATCCATCTGGTCAATTTCAACAAGTCGCCTTAGGACATAAGCAGCATCAATTTGGGTTTGTTCAGTGCGTTTAGATTGAGCTTCTTCGATTGCTTCTTGAACGTTAAGTTTAGATAAGTTTTGAGCTGCAATTACTTTTGCTGTCTTTTCGCTATACCCTGCACGAATAGCTGCTTGCGTTGCATTTAGGTCTATCAGGTATTCCTCAACAAACCTTTGCTGTTTAGGCGTTAGGTTCGCCATATCTTTACTCCTGATAACACCACTTCAAATCATCCGGCACAGTCAGAAATACATTCAACTGAGTCACAGCAAAGTCATGCACGTAATTCAAATACTCAGACATCTGTTTCACTGTCGCCTTGGTTGTGCTGCAAAGTCTAATGACCTGCTCACCGATAGCTTTATACTCATCTGGTTCAGATTGCTTCACCTTGGCAATGGCATGACACATTTCAGCAAACTGCTGGTCATCCCGACGATAGATATAAATCAGGAATTTCTTCTTGAACTCGTAATGGAGTGAGTTTTCATCCTGACCAGTCTTTCTTCTAATCTCACCGATCCATTTCCAGTAAAGTCTATTCTGTGCTGCTGAACGCTCATCTGGTGTTTGATTAATCCTCACAACCAACGGCTTACCACTCTCAATCGCCCGGGTGTAATTGGTATGCATGAAGTTAATGGCTTTGGTGATGTCGGCATGAGATTGGATAGGAAACACGGCTTTTTGCATTTCCTACTCCATCTATCTTTTTGTCATCTTGTTTAGATCGCCAGACCAGTATTCATGTTTGCACTTTTCACAAACCCAAATACTGCGCGTCCAGCCCATTGCTATAATTTGATCACCATGAACTGTTTTGATTTTCTTATAGTCGTGCTTGCATGTTAATCGCTGGTAGAGAGCTACTAACATTCCAATTGGCAGTAATGGAATAATCAAGATGTTCACAATTAATTTTCTTAAGTCCATCAAAACACCTCTCTATCTTCCATCACCAACATCCGATCCACTCTCACCAACCACTGATCAAACATTGCTTCACTTTCCGCCCGATTACCTAATTCAAAACGGTCAAATGCAGCATGGCATTTAAAACAAAGGGGTATGGTTTTGCTATCATCGGCCTTGATTCCGCGCCCTTTACCGTCACGGCTTGAATTTGAATGAGCAGCCTGGCTATTGGGATTACCACACCGTACACACGGCAATTTACGAATCTCAGCGAGTCTTTTTGGATTCCGCATTTAATTGCTCTTCTATGCCTGCAATCTGTTTGTTTACTTTGCGGAGTTCAGCACCGCACATTTCTTTAAATGCATAGCTTGAATACAGATGGTTGTAATTCATTAATCGACTGCGGTTCTTTTCGAGTACTTCTAAATTCCGTTTTGCTTCTACTGTGTCCATAAGCACCACCAATAAGAAAAGAAAAACCCCGCCAATAATGCATATTGAGCAGGGTCTTATGTGCCGTAATACGTCCGGCGAATTCGTTATATAGCGAACAAAAGGGATTCTTTAATAAAACTTCGCTATATGGCTAATCTATTTTAACCTTTCCACACTTTCGGCATTCAGCCTGATTAAAGATATCAGACTCGTAATCGTAGTGATGAAAGCAGAATAGGCGTTTTAGGAATTGGAGCATTTTGTTCTCCTGAATTTTGGTGGGCCCGATCAGATTCGAACTGATTATCTCCCCGTTATGAGCGGGACGCTTATACCACTTAAGCTTAAGGCCCATTGGCACGCCATGTAGGATTCGAACCCACAACCATTGGTATAGAAAACCCATGCTCTATCCAATTGAGCTAATGGCGCAAATAAAAACCAACTAAGAAGTATTTCTTCCTAGTTGGCTTAGTAGTGTGTGCTTAATGGCTCATAACTGACTGTGTTAATGGGTCGCCAATCCAAAGTAATACTCACCTTTTGAAGCTAGAGATGCCATATTTCAGGCAACAAAAAAGCCCACCATTTAGCGAGCTTTTTAACACTTGGTCACTTTTGTATAGAACGACCAGTCTATAAAAATACTATCTTATATGGGGGTTTTTTGTCAATTAGGATTTTCGCAAATCTTTCCGATACATATCCGCATAAAAATCTATCTCATCGCGCATATCTGAAAGCATAATTTCCACCATGTTTTCCAGATAAGCATAGTGCTCACGATAGGTGCGCATCTTAATTTCTGTAATACCAAAGAAGCGTAATTTATCCTCGGCTTTAAAATTCCCCATATCTCGAAGATTTAAGAACAAAGCCATCTTTGCCACCTTAAATGCAAAGGTTTTAAGATCAAACCGAATACGCTGTACATCCTTTGATAGTGCCTGATAAAGCATGGCAGCCAAATGATGATGCAAAATATTGTAGGCCATTGTATTGTCGCGATAATCGCCCCACACCAAAATTTCACAATATGCTTTTGTCGCCTGGTCATCGATTGAAGCAATAGCACCGCAGCGATCTTCCCATGTAATTGGCTCCAAACTACCACCTCCCAGACTAGGCTCATAATTCGCTGTTTTGGCTCTTAATTGCTGCCCCAACCATTCAATGTTTGTCATCTTTTCAGCTGCCATCGCATTCATCCCTATTCCCTCTTAAACCCTTAACTTTTCAACTTGAATAATCAGCTTCCCGCCCTTTTCTGATGGCAACCGCTTTACAAGCAATTCATCCACCTGGGAATCATCCAAAATCAATCCACCTTTTGACAAAGCATCGAAGCAAGGCTTAACGATGTTATCGATATCGCGTATTTTCGCATCAGGTGGCGCGTATTCGATCTTTACTCGAACTCTGCCCTGATACCCTGCCGGCTCAATAAAACGCTTCATAACGTCGATAAAGTGGATTGCACGCTTACTTAATCGATTGGTCTTGTTTGCCCCACGAATCCAGTAGTGATTTACCGAAGGAGGTGTGATTAAAACTTCACACCAGAGCAATTCATCATTCACCACACCAAATCCCTTCCCTTCGACCAGATGAGCCGGAACCTTTGGCATTGGATCTGGATTGGATTTCTTTTTCCCCGACTTGGTTGTTACACCAAATCGAGGTCCAATACCGGCTTTTCGTGCCTGTGCTGCGGTGATACGGAGATTAGTCATTGTCACCTCGCCACATCATCACAACAAAGCAGACCATGGAGATAAGCATCAACACGCCCAATGTTGTTGTTTTAAACTCAGCGAAAAGAATCACATTACAGAGCAGAAACACCGCTACCTCTTGTTGGAATTTATTCATCTCTCAATCACCACTGTAGTTGGGCTGATATGATTCTTGATGTCACTTACATAGTCCGTGCAGTCATCATCAAATACAGATTGAATTCGCTCTCGAACCTTGCTGAAATCCCCGACCAGCATTGCTCCACCTTCAATTTTTTCCTGGCTCAGCTCTGCATAGGCAGCCAATTCTTCTGCTTCACTTCGGCCGTAATAGTGCTGGTCAATTGCAGATTTAAGATCGGTCAGTTTGATTGCCACATCCATCGGATCGCACTTACCCCAGTACTCAAGCCACTTTTGATAGCCGTCACTGTATCGAAACCACTTACCATCCTCTCTTTGGGCGAAATACATCTCACCATCTGCACAAGGAACTACTGCGTATGAATGCTCAGGCGCCCCATCCACAATCTGCTTACACTTCTCCAACCCTAATTTTTCGATTAAGTTCATGCTGCTGCTCCTTGCTCATTGCTTTCCACTTCAAGCATGGCCCACTGGATTTCTTCCCACTTCGCCAATGAAAGCCCTGTCTCCATCTTCGATATTTCCGAAATATACTGTCTTGAGCAGTCGAGCTTCTCAGCCAGCGCCATACCTCTACCGCGTCTCTCTAATAACCACTCACGCAGAGTTTTATTTAAGCTTTTCATCCCTGTACTCCAAATAGTTGTTTGGTTTTGTTTGTGGCCTTGTAGCCACGTGGAATACTCCCATCCCCTTGCAGGTAGCCCAATTTTTCAAGCTCAACCAAATACCGCTGTGCTGATCTTTGTTGCAGTCCAGTAATCTCCATACAATCCTGCGTAGAGAGGCGATTGGCGCGAGAAGATACAACTCTAAGCAAGGCAATACTGCGCTCAATAACATCCATTCTTGATTTCATGCCACACCCCCTATTTTTCGAATAGCAGGCAACGCCTCTTTTGCTGCCCAATCTTGAAAACTTCTTGATTTTGGTTTTCTTGATCTAAGTAATATTCGATGCAAATTCTCTTCAGTAATAAAATTGAGATCCTGCATACCACCATTCGTTATTGATGGAAGTATGTACACCCCATCAGTCATTAGATTGAATCGGCTCGGATTGGCATTTCTTATCTCTAGAACACCACAAACATCAGCCAGGCAGAATAAAGGCTCACCCCGATCATTAAGAGCAACGCGGATGTCATAGCCATCAAAGATAAATATTGAAACCTTCACACCCCACCCCCTACTTGCTAAATAACTTGATCAAAAGAACAAGCATCACAAAGACAATCAAAAGTCCCAATCCAAAACAGTAGCCACGATTTATCCACTCAATTGCAGCATCAAGATTCTTGTTTTTATTGATCAAACCTTTAACAAAGTCGTATGTGTAAAGAACAGCAATACATACAGCGATAATTTGAAATACTTCCTTCACACCCCACCCCCTGCGCTTTGCCCTACAACCTGCAACTGCGTGTAATATTCAGGACTCAAATCACAGAAAGTCGCTCGACCTAAATCAGTTGCCAGTCGAACCGTTCCAGTTGATCCGTTACGTGCTTTACCAATGATGATTTCTGCTGTGCCGGCATCTTTTGAATCCTTGTTGTAGACCTCATCGCGGTAGATAAACATGATGATGTCTGCATCTTGCTCAATAGCGCCTGACTCACGAATGTCTGACATCACTGGGCGTTTGTTTGGTCGCTGTTCTAAAGATCGGTTGAGCTGTGACAAAGCAATCACTGGGCAACCAAAGTCCTTGGCAATCTTTTTAAGGCCCCACGAAATATCGCCGATCTCCTGTACCTTGTTTCCTGTTTTCTCAGGTGGGGTCATGATCTGAAGATAATCAACAACGATGGCATTCAATCGACCACCAGTCTTTTGCTTAACCTTACGAGCTTCACGGCGAATATCGGCCAAACTTGGAGAAGCTTTGTCGTTAATGAAGATTGGACATTTTTTTAAGGTGTCTACAGCGCGGTAAATACATCCAGCACCTTCAGAGTCAAACTGAGCCGAACGCACCTGCTTAAGCGGAATCTGACCCAAACCTGAAATCATTCGTTCCATGATCTGCTCTTTTGACATTTCGCCAGACATAAACAGCACCACTTCACCTTGATTCACTGCCAGATCCAGCATGATGTTCTGTGCAAATGTGGTTTTACCCATTGAAGGTCGTGCACCGATAATCACAAGGTCAGTACGGTCAATACGGTCTAACTTGTTGTCCAGCTCAGTGAACCCAGTTTTCACACCGGTTTTCACTTCAATGCCTTCATGCATTTTCTGGTGACGGTCAATGATGTCGCCCAACACGCTTTCAGCAATTGATTTCACACTGTAGGTCGCTTGCTGGTTTGATGTGTTATCCAGACCAGATACCAAGGACTGAACTTTCTCAAGTGCCGATTCACCTGTGTAGCTCAGCGTATCGTTCGCAATAGTGCCAATGTGCTTGCTTAGATCATGGATCTTTCTACGAGTAGAGAAATCCTTAAGCTGCTTGATGTGCGTTGGGATTAATCCAGGCACACCAATATTTGATGCCAGCTCCATCATGTAAGATTCATCAACCTGAGTTGCTTCTAGTGAATTGGCGCGGATACGCTCCCAGATAATTACACTGTCATGACTCTCGCCTTTGGTGTGCTGCTCTTTAATGTGCTGGAAAACAATCTGGTGTTTACCAAAATAGAAATCCTCAATTTGAACCTGATCGATGTAGTCGCTGACTTCGGCAAAGTCCATGAATGCAGACAGCAAAGATTGTTCAATCGGGGCAGAAAATAACTCAGTCATTACTCATCCCCTTAAACTTCTTAGCCACACCTTTGAATACTGGTGCTGGTTGAGCCTGTTGTTCAGGTTGAGCTGCTTGTGGATTTTCTAACTGCTCGATCTCAACATTGGTTTCAGCCCAATTCCATGCAGCCTTGAATGACTCCCAGCCACGCAAAACGATAATCTGGAATACACGCTCATTTGAAAGCTTTGCTTCAATCGCTTGGTTGAAGATGATTTTTAGAGAACGGTCAGTGATGGTTTTACGTTTCTTGTTTTTCAGATCAATAAACTCTTGAGCTGTTTTTTCAGATACACCGTTTTCAATTAAGAATTTTTTAGCAGAGAATTTTTTAGGTTGTTCAGGTGCGGATGCGCCTAAATTAATATCTGTTGTATTCTCTGTTGTATTCTCTGTATTAGATGCCCCTTTTGGCACATTTGATTGTTCCGTAGCGCACATTTGATTGTTCCCAACGGCACATTCAATTGTTCCATTTGGCACATTCAATTGTTCCGTATGGCACAATTGAGAGCTTGTAAGGGTTTCAGAGTATTCAATGAGTGCTTTATACAGATTTTCACGCTCAACACGGAAGTAAACACGCGGTGGAACACCTTTTTTCTTCTCAGAAATAAAGCCTAAATCTTTAAGTGCTTTTCTAGCTGTGTGCTGTTCTTTGCGAGTAAGTCCGGTTTCAAGTGTCCATTCATGATGATCTTTATATATCCATCCATCATTGTCTTTCGTGCGAGAAGTCCAGTACACCAACTGAGAAAGCATTAACGCACCATTAATTCCACACCCAATAAAAACATAATGCTTATTAAATGCGATAGGCTGATCATTCATAGCTTCAATTAACCTAATCATTGGAATGAGTTTGCTCATGCCTCACCTCGCACAAATACGAATAACTCGTGGCGGGCTTTGGCAACCAAGCAAGCGTTATCCAAGCTTGGGTTTTGAATATTTTCCTTAATTGCTTTTTCCAAAAGTTGAATCTTCTGGATAAGTATTTTTTCTCTAAAATTTCGTGCTAAACTACTCATGTTCATTTTCCTTTCCGGGTTTATGGGCAACCGAAAAGCCTGAGTTCTGACCTCAGGCTTTTTCTCGTTGTAGAGCTGATAAATACTTTGCACACTCGCCTTTCATGGCTTTACGCAAAGATTGAATTTTCTGTTCGATTTCTTCCAGGATGCGATCTGTCTCATCCATTTCAGCAGGTGTTACCACACCATCTTCTAAAGCAGATAAAACTTGCTTATTCGCTGCACCATTACCGACATTCATGCCAAGCAGTGATTCAAGAACACCTAGTTCATGATCCCTGCCCTGAGCCTGATCCACTGGAACCAATACAAAACCTAATTTGTGTGCCCACACCTTTAGGGGTGCTGGGTTTTGTGTGTAGGTCAGCATTGCTTCAAATGCCTTTAGGCTCGGCAGATGGTTTTCCATGTTTGGATTGGCATAGTTCAAAATCGTGTTATGAGACACACCAACAACATCCGCAATCTCCTTAGGTGTAATCCCATTCGATTGGTGAATCATCTTGTGTAGTGCGGTTTTGCTTTCCTTGGATATATCCATGTGAACACCTTGTTTACTTTCACGTTTATTTAAACTGCTAAGTGATTGATAATTGGTTTAAGCAATTAAGGTTTCTAAATTTGCCTTTAATTTGCCCTGGGTGAGAACTTCAAAAGTTGCCTGTGTGCGAGGCGGGATTCCATTTTTCTCCCACTTCCATAAAGTGACTTCTGAAAAGCCTGTTTTTTGGGATAATTCGCGTTTGGTCTTGCAGCCGTAATGGTTCATAAGATCACTTGGTTTCATTGCCTTCTCTACTTAACTGTAGTTAATAAACTAAAGTTATCACAACTTAACCACAGTTTCAACTTAATGTATTAACATTAGTTAAGACTATTTAGAATGGATTTGATCATGTCCTTCCACTTGCGCCTTCAAGAAAAATTAAAAGAAAAAGGCTATAAGCCTGCGGATTTAGCTAGAGCTGCTGAAGTTTCAGGCGTGGCTGCCGGAAAGTGGATTCACGGCGATAGTCAACCAAAAGCCGGAAAGCTAAAGCTCATAGCAAGGTTTCTGGGTGTTAGTGATGACTGGCTTTTAACAGGCAGGGAGGCATCTCCACGGCTGGATAACAATGTGGATCTTTCCCAGAGAATACCTTTTGAGGGTCGCCCAGTTCCCGTTATTTCTTGGGTTGCTGCTGGTGCATTCGATCCAATTCAGACTGTTCTAAAGGATGCGGAAATTGACGAATACCTGCCGCCAATCAAGGAGTGTGGGAAAAATGGCTATGGATTGGTGGTGACTGGTATCTCAATGTCTCCAAAGTTTGAGCCTGAAGACCGAATTTATGTAAATCCTGATTTTCAAGTTAGTGATTTAAAGACTGGGGATTTAGTTATTGTTTCTTGCACTGGAGACAGTGAGGCTACTTTTAAGCAACTTATTATTGAGGGTACAACCAAGTACCTGAAGCCATTAAACCCGAAGTGGGATGAGCAGATAATCAAACTGACAGAAGATTGTCGTTTGGTTGGCAAAGTTGTTGGTTTATATAGAAAGATTTAAAAAATAAAAGCCGCTATATGCGGCTTGGGTGTTGGGCTGTATAGGAAAATATAATAGCCACCCCACTTTGTGGGGTTTTTACTAAAACTTAACATAGATATTCAAGATGAATAAAATACAAATAACTATGCCAAAGTCTGTGGAAACAGCATTTTTGGCAAAAACCACAAATGTAAAAAAAGATAATATAAATTCAGGAATAAATGATATTTGGAGAGGATATGTTGTTACTTCAGATAATCAAATGGTGAAATCCTATATTAAGAAAACCAGAAATACAAATGAACTATACAGAGAAATATTTTGCTCCTTATTGGGTCGTGCTTTAGGGATTGATACACCCGACCCAATGATTGTTAAGGTTGAAGCCAATCACCCGGATATTCCTAGCGATAAAGATGAATATTTATTTGGAACAAAAGATTGCGACTCTATTTCTTTTTCAAGATTTTTGCATGAAAATAAATTGAATGAAGATTACATTTTAAATTATGATGATTTTTACAAAATAATCGCTTTTGATGAATTTATTGCAAATCCTGATCGGCATTTTGGAAATGTTTTATTTAATGGATCTGATTTTACTTTTATAGATCATGGTGAAGCATTTCATCATTCTGTCTTATATAACACCCCATTAACGGAATGCACTACTGGTGAAAATGCAATAGCTGAAATTTTTAAAATAAATCACGGTCATAATGATATAACCACTCAAAATTTAATTAGAAAAATAAATAAATTTATTAAAAGCAAAATCAGTGAAGAGCAGATAAAATTATTACCTAGTGCTTGCAAATTAGAGCATGACACTCTCAATCTAAAACATCAAAACATTCACAATTTTCTATTAAAAAGATTGCCTTTATTGTCTAGTTTGGTCGGTTTTAGTGTTAAGGTTGCTGATAATAACGGCCAACTCTACCTCAAATAGCTAAGGAGGAACTTATGTTTTCAAATTTAACATTTCCTAAAAGCCCTCCTATTGCAGCTGAGTGGCAACCAATTTTTTTAGAGCCTATCATTAATTCAGGTGAGAGAATTGCAATTTTAATTGTTATTAGAACTACTGATGGCGCGTTTTCTGTTCATAGAGCACTGGATGATAAATTACTTAAAATTTTATTTGGCGATAATCATTCTCAAATAAATGGTTTAATAGAGTATATAGAAAAAACAATAAAGACTTCTATTGATTGGGTTATTCCTTTTGATGGAGTTTATGCACCAGGTTGGACTAAGACAAATGACTTCTCTATGGAAGGTATTCTTAGTCAAGCTCTATCACAAACATCAAGTTTAAGTACTTTTGGCAATTTGATTGAAAATACTAAAAGAAATCTAGCAAAAGGTGATAGTTGGAGTTCTGAAGTAAAAAATATAGTGGTCTCATCAATGCCTAATTTAATGAAGCATTTTGATAGAGATGTTCTAATTACCAATGATATTTCATATACTTATAACTTTTTTTATGAGTCTTTTGTTGCGAATTTATTGGATTTTAAAAGCCTAAATAAACCGAAAGCCCAAACGTCAATTTTTAAAATGCAACTTTTAGCGCATAATACTGCAATCAAGAAAAAACAATTAATTCTTCAATTGCCAAGCAAATTGGATCTAAGTGAAATGTCTGCTCAGAAACAATTAAAAATAGAGGAGCAAATTCATCTATTTTCTCATTTCTTGAATAGCAATAAGGTTGATCTTATTTCTGTAGAGACAAGTCTAGAGGCATCGGAAAAAATCTTAAGTGCTGTAGCTTAAAACCAGCAAACCCTAAACAACCCACCCTGTGTGGGTTTTCTTTTGTCTATTAAAACATGGTTAATAAAAAAAGTTAACTTTTCTTTAACTAAGGTTAATTTTATTGTTGACTATTTTATTAACTACAGTTAATCTTTTCATCACAAACAAAGAAAAGCCCCAACGTAGCTGGAACTACTTGAGGCGTGACCCACCGTACAGTGAGTGAAATTATTATGAATACAAAAGTTGATGAAGGCAAGTTGAATGCTGATCGAGTTTTCAGCTATCGCGGTGAAGACAATTGGTCTGATTATGAAAATCCCGCCGAAGCCCTGCAAGACATGCTTGATGACGACGTACTGGAAGTTGGTAACACCTTCCTTACTGGTATCAAGCGCCAGCCATCACCTACTCAGTTCATTATGGATGCCGATGAAGTTTTGGAAAATTACGACCTGCGCATTTATGACAATTATCCAGGCGATTTCACTGACGGTAATACAGGGTCGGATAGTGTTGGTGATGAAGCAAAAGCTGAACTGAATAACTTCTTAAATGCTTGGGCTGAAAAACATCTGAATATCACTTTCTGGGAAATCGATCACGATGAGGAAATTGCAGTCACTCAAGAAATGATTGATGCGTTTCATGCAAATAAACCAATTCCCCTGCCTAAGTTTAAGTTCGGAGGCTGCCATGAATAAATTCCTCCTACTGCCTTTAGCCCTCGCGCTATCAGGCTGCTTTGCCCAAGCTGAATCTATCGAAGATCAGCCACAAATCAACATCGCTGCAAAGCATTACGAAGTTGAGAGCATTAACTGCAATCAGATCTGTGTCGCTACTGTCAAAGCTGACGATTACAGCATTTATGTCGAGTATGCCTTGGATGATGGCTCGGTAGAGTTTCTGGACATTCTCAATGTTGTACGTCATGAGGAAGCGGTTAATGCCTATGTTGATCGTTATGAGATTGAAAAGATTAATGCTGCGATTGTTGGGGGTGTGAAGTGAATCAATTTCAAATCGAGCAATATGCTGGCATTGATCAAGCAGTTGCAAAACACATGATGCACAGCGGAACAGCTAAAGCAAAAAATGCTATGTCGCTTTTGAAAATGTGCGTTTCATTCCCTGAGAACTGCGCTCTCACACTTCTTAAAGAGGCTGTTAGTGACTGCAAAAAAGAAATGAATGAGGTGCCAGCATGAACACTTACGCTCAATTCTGTGGATGTGGTGCGGCAATGCGACCTATCCATCACATCGGAAACCAGTCTTTATTCCTATGCCGTGATGGTCATAGCACTAAGGTAACTGACTGCAAGGTGAATGAAGATTTCACCCGTGATTTGTACTTTTCAGACCTGCCGAGCTTCAAAGTGGATCTGGATATTTCGATTGAAGATAACGTGCTGACGTTTGGTTTGTATCGCCAGATTGGTGAAAACCTGTATGCAACGGCTGATTGTTCAATGGCTGTGTTACCTCACACGATGACGCAAATGCGTAGCTCGAATGGTGACATGCGATATGCAGAACCAGTGGATATTGATTCTTGGCTTGTGGTGAAAGATACACCTGTGACCTTGCTGGATGTTTGGAACTTTGAAGCTGAAGAAGGTCAGGAATTTACGCTGACCGATGAGCAGATTAAGGAATTACAGCGTCTTGTGAATGAGTACGCGGAACAACTATTTGAAGAGGTGGTTTGAGATGGAAAAATTCGAATTAGAAATTGCAGACCAAAATGTTGTTGTCGCTGCATTTAAGACACCAGGCGGCACCGCTGAATTATTCGAGCGCATTGCTCAAGAAGCGCGTTCGCATGTTCCAGATGTAACCACTAAAAAAGGCCGTGATCAGATTGGCTCGCTTGCTCTAAAAATTAGTAAATCTAAAACTTTTATCGAGAAGTGTGGCAAGGAATTGGTTGCTGAACAAAAGGCCCAAATCAAAGTTATTGATGATGACCGCATTGCCACTGTTAAGAAGTTTGATGAGCTTCGCAATGAAATCTTGGCACCACGTGATGCTTGGGAGCAGGCTGAAAAAAATCGTGTGGCGAAGCATGAAAATGCAATTTTGGTAATCAAGGAGCATTTGCAAGAACTCGATACTCTTGATTCATCCTTCATCACCAATCGCATTGAGCATTTGGAAAATCTTGATGTGGATTACACATTCGAGGAATACGAAGAACAAGCCAAGCTTGCCAAATTTGAAACACTGGAAGTACTACGCAAGGCATTGGTAGAGCGCGAAAAATACGAAGCTGAACAAGCTGAATTAGAGCGCCTGCGTCAAGCTGAAATACTTCGCCAGCAACAAGAACGTGAAGCTCAAATTGCCCGTGAAGCTGCTGAAAAAGCCACTCGCGAAGCAGAAGAAAAAGCACGTTTTGAAGCTGAACGTGTGCAGCGTGAAAAGCGTGAAGCAGAACAGCGTGAAGCTCGATTAAAAGCTGAAAAAGAAGCTGCTGAGTTACGTGCTGTGCAGGCTGCCGAGAATGAACGCAAGCGTATTGAGGCTGAACAGGCTGCCAAAGCTGAGGCTGAGCGTAAAGCAGAAGAAGCGCGTTTGGCTGATGTAGAGCATCGTCGAAAAATCAATCAAGAAGCAGTAAGCGCTCTATGTTACTGCGTAGCTGGATTAACAGAGGAAATGGCAAAGGATGTAATCCGAGCAATTGCAAAGCCTGCCGTACCCAATGTCTCAATCAAATACTAAGGAATAAGAATATGAATGCACCAGTACAAGCAAATTTAATCACAGCTCAAATTAATCAATTGTCTGAAATGTTGGGCTTGCACAATGTAGATCCGGCTGAACTTGAGCAAACCTTAATGCAGACTGCGTTTAAGTCTGATGCTCAAATAACTCGTGAACAGATGGGTGCGCTGCTAATTGTCGCTGGACAATACAAACTAAATCCATGGACAAAAGAGATTTATGCATTCCCGGACAAAAAAGGAATCATCCCAGTTGTTGGTGTTGATGGTTGGTCGCGAATCATTAACAGCAACCCAAGTCTGGATGGTATCGACTACCGCTATTCAGACAATATGATTCGCATGGAGGGGGCAAAAGCTGACGCTCATGAATGGGTTGAATGCGTGATTTACCGAAAGGATCGTGCGCAACCTATCGTAATCCGCGAATACCTGGATGAGGTTTATAGAAAGCCATTTGTTAAAAATAACTATCAGATTGATGGGCCTTGGCAGACACACCCTAAGCGCTTTCTGCGCCATAAAGCCTTAATTCAATGTGCTCGTATCGCTTTTGGATACTCTGGCATTTATGACCAAGATGAGGCTGAGCGCATCATTGAAAGCCAAACAATGAAAACTATTCAAGGTGTTGATGAAAGTGTTATCCCTGATGGTTACGCTAACTTTGAAGCTGATCATTTAGCAGCGCTGCAAAATGAAGCTCAACACGGCTCAGAGCGCTTGCAGGTTGCATTTACAGCCTTACCCAAAGGTGATTGTAAAAAATACTTCTGGACCACTCATTCAGTTGCTTTAAAACAGGTTGCTGAACTTGCGGATCAAGCCTTATCACGCCAAGGAGAAACCTATGACCATTCACCAGCGTAGTGAAGACTGGCATGCAGACCGGTGCGGAAAAATCACTGCAAGCCGAATTAAAGACATTGATGCAAAACCCATGAAAGGCAAGGCACACAATGCTTTAACCCTAACTATTCTGACTGAGCGCCTTACTGGCGTTCAGGAGGAAACTAAAACCACAAGCCTAATGCAATGGGGTATCGATCAAGAGCCTTATGCGATTGCCGCGTATGAAAATGAGACTGGTAATTTTGTAGTTGGCACAGGCCTGATTGATCACCCGGTTATCAAAATGAGTGGTGCTAGTCCTGACGGTTTGGTGGGCAAGGATGGGCAGTTGGAAGTGAAGTGTCCGAGCTCGCAAACTCATTTGAATACTATTTTGACTAAAGAAGTACCTGCTGAATATGTGCCACAGATCACCTGGCAATTGGCCTGTACTCGTCGCAAGTGGTGTGACTTTGTGAGCTATGACCCTCGCCTGCCTGAGCATTTGCAACTGGTGGTTATTCGGGTGAATGCAGAGGACTTGGATATCGCAGGTATTGAGCAGTCAGTGATTAAGTTCAATCAAAAAATTGACCAGATCATTGCTGAGTTAAATCCAGTTGAGGTGGCAGCATGAAATTCTTAAAAATTGAAAACAAGATTTTGAATATTGAGCAGATTAAATCCGTTACTGAAAACCTTGTAACTGTTGGTTATTCAAAAGAATCTGATGATTTGCCATTTGGTGACCCGATCAAAGAGGTTCGCGGCATCATGGTCCACATGATCAATAGCTCCGAGTTTGAGTATTTTGTTTTTGAAAGCGAAACCATTGAATCATTTTATGAAAAATTGGTGGCAGCATGAAAATTAAAGAAGGTGGCGTGATGGAAGATAACAAATTATGGGCAGTCAATATTCCTGAAGAACCTGATTCAGAAGAAATTTTATATCCTGTTCCATCAAAAGAATTGGGTGAGCAAGTTGTTCAGCGCTTGCGTAAAGAGGCTATTGAAGCATTTGAAACAGTTGGTGAATGCATTGCTGAAGCGGTCACCCTGGAGGAGTGGGATCTTTCCGCTGATGAACATTCTAAATACTTGGAAGAAAACCCTAATTGGTGGGATGAAACTACCTTTTTAGATGATGAGGTGGCGTGATGGATATGCAGAAAGAAAGAGAAGCGTTTGAGAGTTGGTTCAAGGATCACATTGATGATAACACTGAATTTGATAGATATAGCAATGAAGTGGATTCACCTTATTTTGACGGTTTTGTTAATGCAACATGGATGGCATGGCAAGCCAAAGCCCAAGCGGTTCCAGAGGGATTTGTGGTTGTGCCGAAAGAACCGACAGATGAAATGCTATTCGCAGCAAGCGGTAGAGATATAGTTGCTGAGCACTACGGTGGTGAAAACATCATGTGGTCAGAAGTTAGAGAAACTTGGAAGGCAATGCTAGAAGCAGCACAGGAGCCAGACAATGACTGAAATTCAATTAACCAATGTTCAGTTCGCCCAGCTTCAGATCGACAACCTGGTGGCCAAAGACAAGCCATATATTGAGACATGGTCTGCTGGTGATGTTGGCTCATTCAATGCGATCTTAAACGCGGTGGATTATGACAATGAGTTCACGTATCACATGCGAGGGTGGTCTAGACAGCGAGTTAAGTCTGGCACTGGCGGGATTATCACGGTCGATGAAAGTAATGCGGATAAGTTGTATCACCTATTCACCTGCTATTTGAGCAAGTTACCGAGTGGTGTGGTGTTGGCTTTGGGAGAGGTGTCTTGAGTGATTATTACGAAAACCATGCAGACCTAAGGACCTGTCCTTTTTGTGGTGGTCAAGCGGGTATTGCAAGAATTGGTAATCAGCATACTAAAAAATATATTGCTGAAATTGGCTGTAAAACTCGCGGATGCACTGTCACATTAAAGGTTGGTGCGCCTAAAGGTCATGCATCAACTGAATGGGTGGATAGTAAAGCGATTGAGAAATGGAATAAGCGTGCAGATGTAGAAAGTTGTATGGAGGTGAAAAGTGATAATGGGATCTGAGCACAATATACTCCAAGCCATTTTTGATGAAATGCAGGAGCTCAAGAGAGCGATGGCAAATCAAGATGAGCGCAGGGTGAGCATCAAGGAATTTGCAAAGCGCATGAACATGAGTGAGCCAACCTTGTATGACCGGATTAAAAAGGGAGAGATTGACCAGCCGCATAAAGATGGTCCTCGAAGCTACTATCTAAATAGTTATGTGAACGAAGTTGTCACAAGGCATGCAAAAACTGGTAAAGTAGCCGCTTGA